AGCTACATTTGGGTCTCTAATATCCATATTTTAACTCAATCTGATTGGCGTCCTTGATTTTCCAACAATAGGATCGATCTTCCAACAGCCATATCCTAAACAGTCAGATATATGCGTTAGGGTTTTATCCGTCTTCTGATCCAATTTGTTATCTTTCCAAGTGACTTTTTCAAGGTCGTTAATAAGTTTCTTACATACAGAATTAATTTTAATCCGATTAGTGCTTAAAAGTCTATTTACGTTATTAACTCGGTCAGAAATAAAGGGGTTATGTACGTTTTCAACTGAAAAACCATTCTGTTTAAGTATTTCAAAATCTGACTGGCCTGACGTTTTCCTATTACCACCTGTTGAATCTGGAATTACTCTCAGACCTCTATAGCCGCGCCTTAACAGCTCTTTGCATATTTTAGGAGTGTCTGAGTTCCTTAAAAAGACCTCATCGAATACGTGAATTTCTTTGTTGATCACCTGAAAGAGAATGGCTGCCATAGGATCAACGTTAAAATCCATAGCAATAAAAGCAGAACCAGGTCTTTGAATAACTTTTTCAACGTGTTTTTCTCTTTCGAACTCATAATAAGCCTGTCCGTCGTCGTCGTCTGAATAAACGCCATGCAGAAACCTATTTCTTTCTTTCTCAGGCATTGATTCTAATATTGATATGTATTCCTCGTCTATATTTTCCAGGTTATCAATTGGATTCATTAAAAGAGAAATATAATCGTCTTTATCAACTGGTTCTTCGCTTAATGGATCGACGCCGCGCTCCCATAACCAATACGCCCAGTGTCTTTTAGATGGCGGGTTTTGATCGAAATAAAACTTATTAACCAGATCATTCTTTTCAGCTAATCGGGTTTTTGCCATTAAGACAGATTCATAAGCAATTTCGCTACACTCATTAAAGTAAATAGTAGAAAATTCCATTCCTAGAATTTTCTCGGTTCTTTCTTTGTTATCTAGACCGCCTATCCATACCTCTGAATCATTAGGTAGCTTATAATAGTAGTCTGTGTTGTTTGGAGTAGCCTTGAGCTCGGGAAAACAAATAGCTAAAACTTTAGGGATAGTGTCTTTCCATATAGCTCGCTTGCAGGCGTTGAATTTATCTCTAAAGATAACGTGTCTAGATTTACACTTAGATGCTCTAATAAATAATCTTCTAACATGATCAAAAGTTTTGCCCGAACGACTTCCTCCATAAAGCATTAGGTGTCTAGATTTTAATCCAGCTAACTTAGTCGCCTCTGTTTGTTTAGGGGTTTTTTTAAATTCCACTATGCGTCAGCAATCCAAATTAAAAGATTTAAAAAAGCTGCAACAATAACGATATCGATTAATATAGAGATAAGTTTTTCTTTCATACCTTAGAGTCGTCCACGTCTAGCTTGATAACACTAGCTTTTTGCTGATTGTCTTCTTTGTACATTCCCTTAATTTTAGCGAGCATATCGAGAGGTTTAAACTTGTCGTAAAACTTAACCTCTAGCCCGCTACTTGTTTCTTTTATGGTTTGAATATATTGGCCATACTCATAGGGAATGTCTTTAATGTCTTTAACAATAACCGCTCTTCCATTTTCA